CCCAAATCGGGGCCCTCGTGTCAATACCAAGGAGGTATTAACCATGCCATATGTCATTGACCGCCGAAAATCTGGTTCCCATGTAACGGAACTAGAATCGGTCAGCGCAACTGCCACGTTGCGTTCGGTCCGTGACAGCGCTACCCGCTACGAATCCACTTATGGATGGCGAACGGGAGACAGCGCGAGATTAAACAAACCTGACCCGCGATCAGTGTATATGCCCCCGGAAGGGGCACCACTGCATGAGGTCCTTGCTTATCGCAAGGATTTTATCGAGCGTTCTGTGTCTGAAATGGCACAAAAACAATCGACTACCTCAGCTCCTACCCACTTCATTACTCATGATGTAGGTAACGAGTTCGCTAACTCGAAACTCGTCTGTAAGATCGCCCCTAACAGGGTTTCTTATAAATCGAGTTCTACAACAACCGTTACCATTAAGAACGCTGTTCTTGATGGCACGTGGTGGTTGAATCGAGACGGAATTCTGCAATTCGGCGTGCCGTTTACAGATTTCGGATCGTATCTTCGAGGAAAGGGGCTCAGTGAATTTGACGGAACTGCAACGACTTTTGGTCCGAGCACTGCTCAAACCAATGCGATAGCGACTTCGGCAATCACTGCCATGAATCCTATCAAGTCGTCTGCTAGTGTCCTGACAGCTCTTCTCGAGCTTGCCAGGGGTGATGTTCCCGGAGTCTTAAAACAACTCCGTCAACATATCTCAACCATCAACACATGGAAGCGTTTGAGTGCTTCCGGTTCAAAAGGTGCCGCTTCCGCCATTGGCGGTACGTACCTCGAGAATGTTTTTGGTTGGGCACCTATCATTCGGGATATACAGGCTGCCATCGAAGTTTTAACAACTATCGATGCGCTTCTATTTCCACCAGATAACACCCGTCGGAAATTCGCCACGGTTGTCCACGAGAGGTTTGCCCAAACAACGGGCAATGCTTCGCTAAGTGCTCAAGGAGTTATGCACCCCCTAGGGGGTCCTGGCCCTTACCTTAATAGATCCGAAGGGATCTATATGGTAAATGCCGGCTCCGCACCCACCGTGTACACCGCCAGAGAGACTCTCGACGTCAGAGTCGTAGCTCGTTTCAACACCTCAATGGTTCCATCTGCCCAATCAAATGGGTATTTGGATAAATTGAGAGTGTTGCTCGGGCTCGAACTGACGCCTGAAGTCCTTTGGGATCTCACGCCATGGTCATGGTTGTTGGACTGGTTCGGCAATATCGGATCGGTGATCGAGAATCTCTCGAGTATCCATATGTCCAATATCATCCTGAATTACTCCTATGCAACCTTCCGCCGCGAGGCGGTTTCGGGAGCATGGAGTAAGCCTGCGCTATCCACTAGTACTACTTCTGGTATTCAGTCCCTTTCGGGGAACTTTATCCAGGAGTATACTATGGTGCAAAAGGTAAGGCTGAAAGCCTCTCCATACGGCTTTGGCACTGCCCTCTCCTCGCTCGATGCGGGGAAATGGGCAATCCTAGTCGCATTGGGCCTTGCCCGATCGCGATGATCACACACAACTGAAAATCAATTCAATAGGAGGAATCATGGCATTTGCCGACCCCCAGTCTGTCACGATTGGGACCACGCCTGGCGTTGTTAGCTTGCCCCGTGTGAACGGGGTTGGAGAACTTGGTAAGTTCTCCAACTACGACGCCAAGACCGTGCTTACCGTCGGTACGACCTATGGGAAGCGAACGCGCCATTCGGCTCGTCTCACTTATTCCAAGGTTGTTACCGATCCGCTCATCTCCACGACTAACGTCCTGGCTATGGGTGGAATTACGGTGACCCTTGATGTGCCGCCTTCGGGTTTCTCTGCTGCAGAGCAGAAGGAACTCGCTGTGGCACTTCTCACGCATCTGACCGCCTCCTCGAACGCAGCTCTTATCAAGCTGATCGCCGGGGAGAATTGATGAACGAAACACTGCTCTGGATGATGATGATATTTCTCACATCAGCCATTTCAGCTACTTTCGCCGTCATGGTCACTTACGCTTTTACCTCGCGTAAGGTTGCGCTGACAAACTGATATCGGCAAGGGGAAATACCTCTTGCTAGGCAGGCCATACCTGGATGCTGCATCCAAGAAGGAGTACAGTATGAAAAGCCAGTCCGACCTCCACATAGCCGTCCTTGTTGATCAAGGCCGGCTAATGGGCATTGACACCTCACTTGACGTCGCAACATTGACGTCGGCGGTCAAAGAGCAGGGTGAAAAAGTTCTCACTCTGTGGCTCCCCGCAGTTGGTAGCGCTCTAGAGCACTCCCTTGCTGCGGAACAATTGTCCTTTCCTATTGGGACTCCGTTTTCAAAACGGCGTTCCAAGACGGATATGAGACCGAGTTTTCTCTTCGGTTTCTGGGCAATGGTGTTTGACCGTGATGGTGTACTGTTCACCGATTCGTCCGTTTCAGACGGCATTCGCGCTCTCCGGCAGATATTCCATCTGCACGGGAAGCTTAAAGAACTCCCTACCGATGACAAGGTAGAGAACGCGTTTGCTCAATATGTTCGGACGGACAATGAAGTCTCTCAGATGATTTCTCCTGAATTCCTCGCGGAGTTCAGGCAGGAAGCACGTGAGGCTTGGGGACCGGAGTTTTCCTATATGGAACGACTCATTTTCTCATCTGGTTTTCTTCCAGATGCGAAACATGGTCCCGGTGCAGTCTCTCAGAAGCTTACCTCAAATGGTAAGTGGGAGAGTAAGGAGTGGTCCGAAAGACTCGAAAGATACTTTCGGGCCACGGAATTCCTGAATCATGACATCGCATATGAAGGCGATGACTTGATACTGCATCCCCCTGGCGCCGAACCCCCTGCAAGGGTGGTTGCGGTGCCTAAGACGGCGAAGACGCCTCGTATCATCACGATTGAACCGGTGTACAACCAGTTCATCCAACAGGGCCTAGCGGCCATGTTTGCTAGATGGATGTATTCACATCCTCAGGTGAGTTACGAGTTTCGTGAGCCAAACATGGTTCTGGCGAGAGCCGGTTCCGTGGATGGTTCCTTTGCTACGATCGACCTTTCTGAAGCGTCTGATCGTATCAGTCTCCGTCTGGTCAAAGAGTTGTTCGGCGATCACAAATATCTCCTCGGAGCTATTTTGGCCTGCCGCTCAATGACCAGCGAACTTCAGGATGGGACTCGCGTCCTACTCCGGAAATTCGCGTCTATGGGGTCAGCCCTGACCTTTCCAATCCAGACTCTAGTCTTCGCGACTATTGCCCGGATGGCGGTCAGGAGGGTGAACAGTAGATCTGAGTCGAAAATCTCTTCTCAGATCCGCGTCTATGGGGATGACATTATTGTCCCCACAGAAGCAGCCCTCGAGACGATGGATTTGCTGCGAGCCTTCGGGCTCAAAGTAAATGACAACAAATCTTTCTGGACCGGACGGTTCAGAGAGAGTTGTGGTGGAGACTACTTTTCAGGATCTGATGTGTCAATCGTCAGAACCCGGAAAAGACTCCCATCATCTCGTCGCGATGTTGACGAAGTAGTGGCGATTGTTGCATTTCGAAACCTATACTGGAAACGGTATGGGGATTCGGAATTCGTCACTAGTCTCGACGCCTACATTGAACGTTTGATCACGTTCCCTGTCGGTTATGAGACTACTCCCGCACTAGTCCGTCTGTCTCATCAGTCTCCTACCCTTGCGGGTTGGGATTCTGGTTTGCAGAAGGGTTTCATCTATGCGAGTCGCGCGGTGTATCGTACACCAGACGATAAGCTAGATGGAGCAGGAGCGCTTCTCAAGTTCTTTTGGACCCCCTTCAATGAGGATTCAAAGCACTTGCAACGCGCGGGGCGGCCCGTATCCGCGAGAATCAAATACGGGAAAGTCTACCTTTAGGGGTAGAGGAATCGTCTCTCAGAGACGATCGCGGCGTTTTCAAGCGCTGCGGGCAAGGGAAGGGTAGTTCTCCTTTCTTAAGGGAGTGGTTTAACGACCGCTTCTGCGGGGGGACTACTCTGAAGTTTAAAAGAAGCCAGCGAACCATCTGCTGATCTTTCTT